CCCCCGGAGAGGGGGCGGCACGGAGCTAGACAGGCATCTCCTCTGAGTCGGCTACGCCGTGGCGGACCTTGCACTCGAGGCACATGAACTTGTTGCGGGGGAGCTTCTTGATGGTCCGACAGGTCAGGCATCGTCGCTCCCAGAAGGCGGCACGGTGTCGTCGAGACGGGATGTACTTGGCGCCGCTGAACTCCATGAGCTCGTGGCGCATCAGGATTCGCTTGAGGGTGTCGAGGCAACACCCGACATGCGCGGCCATGCGGTCGAGCGGCATCTGCGAATCGACCGCATTCGCCAGCCACGCCACGGTCTCCTGGGTCACAGGGATCTTCCGAGGCATGAAGGCTCCTTGGATTTACGTTGCAGTCCAGTGGCTTGGAGACACCTAAAGTTTGCTCTTGACAGTCGTCCGACGTGCCCTTCTAATTAAATAGCTAGTAGCTTCTAGTAGAAGAAACGCTGCCCTCCGCCCCAAGGGCTACGGGCAGCTAGCTGCTACTCTCTAATTAGAAATAAGAGATAAGGGCGCGTCGGCGCAAACGAAAGTTGTGTCACGGCGCACCAATCCAGCCTCTGATCGAGCGGCGGGTTGCCGTCACGCCGGAGGCCGCCAGCTTCGCCTGGATGTTCTCGACGCTGTCCCCCTTCGAGGCCATGGCCTTGGCCGCCTGCCGGGGGCTGCGCTGCCAGACTATGTACTGCGTGCCGTCCTCTCGTTCGGCGAAGCCCATGGCCCGCACGATCATGTTCTCTGACTGATTGCGGCTCTTGCCCCAGCCAAGCTCGATGGTCGTGACCAGCCGGCTGTCTGGCTCCAGCTGCTTCTCCAGTTCAGCGATCACCTTCGGCTGGCACTTGCCCGCCCGCTGGCGGGCGACCTCTTCGTCTGCGAAGACCGGGACGATCCGAAGCTGAACCTCGAGAGCGGTGAGCTGGTTCGTGGAGCCAGCCTCCCGGCCAAGGCCGCTGTCGCTCGGCTTGTTGGCGTGGTGGACGGCAACCACCGTGCGCCCCTCAGCCCTCAGGTTCTGGACGATCCGGTTGAACCGCGCCCACTCGTGGGCGTCGTTCTCCTTCATGCCCTCGAACGCAGAGCGGATCGTGTCGATGACCACGAGCTCGGGGTCCATCGCCTCGACCATCCGGCGCATCGTGTCGACGCCTGCGTCGGTGAGCAGGTTCACCGGCCCGGTCTGCTGGGCCAGGGCACTCTGGCTCCAGATCTGGAGGTTCTCCCCCGGGTCCCCGTAGCTGGACAGCATCTGCCCCATGCGATCGGACAGCGTGTCGGTCGAGTTCTCGTAGTCGAGGTACAGGGTGCGGACGGGGCCGGGGATGTCGAACGGACCGAAGGTCTTGTCGGTGCGGGGGACGCCCATGTTCCAGCATGCGGCCAGAGTGAAGAGGCTCTTGCCGTGGCCGCTGTAGCCGACGACCTGCGAGATGCTGCCTGACCTCAGCCACGGGTCGCACAGCACGGGCCTTGCCGACGTCATCGCCGACAGGCGGCCGATGTCCCGTGAGGTGATGAGGGCGAACGGGCTTGCTACAGAAAGATCCGGTGCCTTTCCTTTCCTGAGACGGTCGCCCTCCGGGCCGTAGTCGCTCGGGTGGTTGCGCCTGTCCATCTGCTCCGCAGAGCGGAGGGTGGCAGCCAGCTCCTTGTCATCGAGGGGGTCCAGGAAGAAGTCGTCCATGAAGCGAGCGGCTTCCGCCTCGAGTTCCTTGCCGACCACGCCCTTCCTGACCTGCTCGCCGGCGAACTGGATCATCGCCTGGTTGCGGCCCTCGCCATCTCCGATCTTGCGGCCGAGCTCCTTGATCCTCGCCTCTATCCTCTCCCGCACCGATGCCGTGTTGCCGATCGACACGCCGGCCAGGTTGAGCTGAGAGAAGTCGAACGTCTCGGGGTCGGCATTGGTGACGTCAGCGAGGAGCGGGGCGCCACGCCACGTCGGCATGTCGTCCCAGTCGCACAGCATCTCCCATCGGTACTCGAAGTCTGCGCCATCCTTGCGGCTGATCGACGGTGGGATGACGACGTAGCCACCGTCCCCTTTGAAGTCGAGGTGCGGGCAGCCCATGAAGCCCTTGCCGGTCACGGCATTGTGGTGCTGCGAACCGAACCGCATCCCGTTGCGCGGGTGGCGCCAGTAGTAGTGCATGCCCTTGCGACTGCGGACACGGATGGGGCTGTCGAGTCCGTGCGTCTTGCAGAACTCGATTGCCTCCGGCGTGTCAGCGTCGACGACCACCACTCCTGAGACGGCTCCGGTGACGATCCCAACATTGAAGTTGGACATCGACCGGAACCATTCATCGACGTCGTCTTCGGTCGACTGCTCGACCTGGAACCGCTTCCACTCGATGCACGGGACCTTGTTGGTCAGGCCCACCGGGATGGGGCACAGCCCCATCTCGATGGCTCGGATCATTGCTGAGTAGACAGCTTCATCTCTTTCCTGCGGCGTCGCCACTCTCGCTCCCATGCCCTGCGCCGCTTCCTGCTGCGCTCCCTGGCCCGAAGCCTGGCTTGGTTGCGCGCCTTGCGCGCCCTCTCCTTGGACACTTCCCATGTCGGCATCTCCTCGAAGTAGTGGTTGAGATCAATGTCTGGCCATGCCGTCTTGATCCGGCACAGCGTTGGCAGGCTGACGGTTTCCTCCTTCAGCCAGCGGTAAGGGGCGGTCCGGCAGATGCCCAGCGTGTTGGCCACGACAGTCACCCCGCCGATGTCCTTTACCAGTCTTTTGATGTTGAGGCGGATCATCGTGCTCTCTTAACCTCCTGGCGTCCTGCAAGGCTTGTGCCGTGCAGTTTCTGCACGACCCCCTTGCGCCGGTGTCATAGATACGCTACATCGAAAGACGTGCAAGGGCAATCGAACGATGGGTTCGGCCCCAGACAGGAGGAAGAATGAGCGCATTCGATGACTTCGAGGCGGCGCCAAAAGCGGCGCTAGGGACACGGGAGGCGCGGCTCGCCGCAGCCGCCGCCCAGTATGTCGAGGCGGTGAAGGCTGCGAAGGAAGCGAAGCAGCTGGTCGACGAGATCTCAGAGAAGATCGCGGCCGAGTTCCCGGGTGATATCGGATCGTTCGCAGAGAGCTGCGGCGGCTACTCGATCAACGTCGAGCGCCGTGAGATCAGGCACTGGGACAGCGCAATGCTGGAGAGCCTCGTGGCTCCGTCGTCGCCGATGCCGCACTTCATCACCAAGAAGTGCAGCATCTCGAAGGACGACTGGGACGTCCTCAACGAGGAGGCCCGCGCCATGTACGGGCGGGCGCTCACTGTTCTCGAGGGCAGCCCGAGGATCAAGGTAAGGAGGGAGAGCTGATGTTCACACCACAGACCACGCGCTCGCTGCGCATCGACGGGCCGCAGAAGACGCTGCTCTACTCGCACGCCGGGTGGGGCAAGACGACCCAGGCCGCCAACTACAAGGCGCGCTACGGAAAGGGCCTCGTCATCAGCGGTGAGGCAGGGCTTCGTTCGTTGATGTTCGACGACATCGACTTCGTCCCGTTCTCCTCGTGGGATAAGGAGCATGACCAGGCGACTGGCGTGTACTCGTTCCGTGGGATCTGCCGTGACATGGCGTCGGCCGAGTTCAAGAAGCTCGGCTACAAGTGGATCATGGTCGACAGCTGGACCGAGGTGGCAGAGCGCTGCATCGAAGAGCTGGAGCCCAAGTATGCCGGGGCCAAGAACGGCTTCGCCATGTGGGGAGAGTACGGGGCCCTGATGCTTGGCGCCGCCAAGTGGGTGCGAGACCAGCCGATGCACGTTCTCGTCACGGCGCTCGCCAAGGAAGAGGCGGACGACAACGGCGGCACCGACTACTGGCCCAGCGTCAAGGGCGGGTCGGTGAGCAAGGCACTGCCGGGCATCTTCGACTTCGTGTTCGCTGGCGTGCGCATCACCGGGGGCGACAAGGCATCTCCTTCGGTGGAACGCTTCATCGTCACGGAAGAAGTCCGTGGGTGGCATGGCAAGGCGCGTGACCCGAGGCGTCGCCTCAAGGCGGTCGAGCGCTGTGCGGATGTGACCGAGCTGCTCGAGCGCGTCTCGATGAGCGACGACGATTTCGACAAGTACTCGAAGGCAACCAAGGCGGCACAGGCCGCGATTGCGGCGCAGGCCGCCAAGGAGAAGTGACATGAGTGGCAACTGGAGCTTCGATACCCTCGACCTGACCAAGGTCGAAGCGCAGAAGGGCGGCGCTACCCTCAAGCCGGGGCGCTACTCCTGCGACATCCAGGAAGTCGAGATCAGGAAGACGAGCGCTGGCGGCCGCCAGCTCGTGGTCCGTCTCGGCGACCAGAACGGCGGCGGCTACGTCACCGACTACATCACCCTGACGAACCCGAAGTCCGGCGCTGACCCGAAGGCGAAGATGGCTGTCGAGATCGGCATGTCTCGCCTCAAGAGCCTTCTGGTGTACGGCGCACACCCAACCCCGGATCGTCCGGGCGACGTCCGCAGCCTCGTGGGGCTGACCGTCGGTGTCGTCGTCGAGCAGGGCGATGACTGGGTCGACGACAAGGGGGTGACGCGCAAGGGCGGCGGCAAGCCGGCCCGCAACGGCGCTTACTTCTCGCCCGTCGGCGTCAGGGTGAACCCGACTCCTCCGCCCGCTCAGGGCGGCGTGGACGACGACATCCCCTTCTGAGCTTGGCCCGCCGTGGGGGGCCTTAGGGCCTAGCACGGACGCGCGTAAGTCGTGAGTGGCGCGCCATGAAACTAACCTCGACAGCCGGTGGGACACTCCTCCCTCCCCGTCCGCGACCGGCAACTTGATCCCATGGAACTTCCTGTAGAGATCCTGATCGACGAAGCATACGGCAGGGATGCCGATCAGTTCCCGTCGAGGACAATCTCGGCAGGAGCCATCGGCAACCCGTGCCTTGCGTTCCTCGAACTGAACCTGCGCTCGTTCCCCGACAGCGTCGTCTCCCCGAAGTCCCGGCGGATCTTCAGGGACGGCCACAGGATCGAGGCTGATGTTCTTGCCGACCTCAAGAAGGCCGGGCTGAACATCGTCGACAGGGACCCGATGACGGGGAAGCAGATCACCTATCTGGCGTATGGCGGGCATGTGAAGGCCAAGGCCGACGGCATCATCGAGTACAGCGACGGGACCACCCGGCTGCTCGAGATCAAGTCGATGAACGACGCCAACTGGACGAAGTTCAAGAAGCAGGGGCTGCGCGTCTCGCACCCGAAGTACGTCGCGCAGGTCATGCTTGAGATGGGCATGGGCGGCGTCGGCACTTCGCTCGTGGTCGGCTACAACAAGAACACGTCCGAGTACCACTCGGAGGTCATCGTCTTCGACGAGTTCGAGTACTTCGCCCTGATGGCCAAGGCCGAGCTCGTCCTCAGGGGCGAAGCAACCAGGATAGCCGACGACCAGTCCGACTGGCGTTGCCGTGGCTGCTTCAAGAAGTCGGCTTGCTGGGAAGGCAAGGCCGGAGATCCGAGCTGCCGCAACTGCAAGCACGCCGCGCCAGAAACGAGGGGCGGGTGGACGTGCAAGCTGACTCGGGCAGAAGCAACAGAGGTGTGCCCCAAATGGGAATTGTTCTCCGTCAGGGAAAAAGCCTGAGGCTGCTGTCGCCGCGCGTCAGGTACATGTCGCGCCTCAGCCCGGCGATGTTCAAGTGGTTGTCCATGTACGACCGCGAGACCGGCGTCCTGCCCACGCACATGATGACCGCCAAGGGGCCCGCGCGGGTCATGGAGTCGACCATCCACAACTGCAAGTCGCTCGACCTGGTCTACCAGAAGCCGAGCGGTCGCTACGTCATCAAGGCCAAGGGCATCAGGAGAGTGGAGAGAGGCGGATGAGCGCATTGCCAGACGACAACCCCAAGTCCAAGCTCGGCGCCCAGAAATCGCCGTTGCACCTGATCCCCCCGCCAGCCCTCATGGAGATGGGCTGGGCTATGCAGGATGGGGCGGACAAGTACGGGGCCTATAATTGGCGGGGCCATACAGTCTCTGCCTCCGTGTACCAGGCCGCCGCCATGCGCCACTTGCTGGCCTTCTACCAGGGGCAGGACCTCGACCCGTCCTCGGGAGCCCACCACCTGGCCCACGCCATGGCCTGCTGCGCCATCGTTATCGACGCCATCAGACACGGCAACCTGAACGACGACAGGCCGCCAGGACGATAGTCGGCGGGGCTGGGGGTATAACGCCGGGATGCCAGACACCCAGCTTTTCCAGGACGGCAACAAGAACGCGGTCCAGGCCCTGCGGCCTGGCGAGGCGCAGTCCGTCTCCTATTCCGGGACGTCCGTCCAGACGTCGGCCCTGCCAGCCGACGCCAGAATCGTCAGGGTAGTGACGACGACTGGCGCCTACATCTCCATCGGAGAGAACCCGACTGCGACCGCGCAGTCGACCTACATGCCGCCCTCGATCCCCGAGTACTTCGTACTCGATGGCCCCTCCCAGAAAAAGGTGGCCGTCATCCAGGCTGCGGCCGCCGGGACCCTCAACGTCACGGTGATGCGATGAAGATCTTTGGCATCGAGATCTTCGGGAAGAAGCAGGTCGCCCCGATTGCGGCCCGCAAGGCTGCTGCGGAGGCGCTCCCGGAGATCGAGAACGACATGCCGCACCCGTCCACCTGGCCGTCCGCAGACCCTCGGGAAGAGGCTCGGATCGGACGGCTGGTCGAGGCCATTCACCGCTACAAGGAACTCGGACAGGCCGATCGCGTGCTCGAGCTGCGGCTTGAGCTCGCTCGCAGGCTCGGAGTTGTCTGATGCCGGTCACCGTCTCGAAGTACAACTCGGTCCACCGGGACTGCGTCATCGGGACGATTGACCTGGACGACGCTGCCGCTGGTGCGTTCAAGCTCATGCTTCTCGGCGCCGGGTACACGTTCAGCGGGACCCACACGACCGTCTCGGACGTCGTGGCGAACGAGATCGCCAACGGCAACGGCTACACCGCTGGCGGCAAGGCCCTGACCAACATCACGCTGACCCTCGCCGGGGCGGTGGCCACGTTCGACGCAGACGACGTCGAGTGGACGGCTGCAGGCGGCTCTATCTCGGCCAGGTATGCGGTGCTGTTCTACGACGCAGGGGCGGCAGGGAACAGCCAGCGAGAGCTCATGGCCCTGGTCGATTTCGGCCAGGTCGAGACTGCTGCAGCGGGCGCCCCGTTCAAGATCATCTGGCCGGCGACCGGCATCCTAAGGGTGCAGTGAGGAATCATGGCAATCCAGCTCAGCACTTCTGTCCGAAACGCCAGGCTCGACGCGGTCGAGACGACCGCTGGCGCATCCGCAATCCTCAAGATCTTCAGCGGGTCTGCGCCTGCCAACTGTGCGGCAGCAGATAGTGGCACGGTCCTGGCGACGCTCAACCTCCCGAGCGACTGGATGAACAACGCCAGCGGTGGGAGCAAGACCAAGAACGGCACCTGGCAGGATCTATCCGCCGACAACACGGGGACGGCTGGGCACTTCCGCGTCTACGACAGCGGCGGCTCTACCTGCCACGTCCAGGGCACCGTGACGGCCAGCGGAGGTGGCGGCGACATGATCGTCAGCACCACCAGCTTCGTTTCTGGCGGCACCGTGACCATCAACACCTTCACTCTCACAGATGGGAACTCCTGATGTCCGATAACGTCGGATACACGCCAGGGTCTGGCGCAACCATCGCCGCCGACGACATCGGCGGTGTCCTGCATCAGCGCGTCAAGCTGAGCGTCGGAGCAGACGGAACGGCAGTCGATGTTTCAGCATCGAACCCTATGCCTGTGGCGGCTTACGGCGAGCTGATCGAAGCAGTCGAGTCGATGCGTTTCGCGGTCATGTCGCTGGTCAAGACGCTCGGGTATACGCTGCCAAACGCGCAGGGCTTTCCGATCATGGAAGCCCGGCAAGCGACTGCGTCGCTTCTTAACGCCACGGTGTCTGGATCGCTGACAACGCTGACAACGCTGTCGACGCTGACAAACCAGGCGCAGATCGGCGGCTTCAACGCCAACGAACAAATCCCTGCTCTCATGCATCTTCAGGCGGACAACCTCCGCCGCAACATTGCGGTGACCTAAATGGCGACGACCAACGGAAACCGGAAGATCCTCGACCTCAAGCGGTGGGAGGCTTGCGCTCTCGTGCCGACAACGACGCAGGCAGGCGCGTGTGTCGCCTCGTCGCGCCACAGCCGGCAGCAGCAGCTCTTCCTGCGCTCAGCCACCGAGGCGTACATCTACAACCCGTCGGAGGACGGCTGGATTCAGCTGGCGTCGCCGGCACTCGCCGGAACTTTCGGCGTTGGCGCGTCGGCGGTTGCCGGTGCGTGGTCCACGGGTAACGCGGTCGGCGCGTCGTCGCTGACGGCGACCGCGGGCACGACCTCGACCATCACGACCAACCAGACGCTCGCGCGCGACCTGCGCGGCTACAAGATCCACATCATCGGCGGCCCAAACGCTGGAGCCGTCCTCGACATCGTCAGCAACACGATTGGCGCGAATGCCGTCATAACCGTGGCGGCGCAGGCGAGCGCGTTCTCGGCCTCGACGATCTACCGCCTGCTGACGCCGCGTTGGTATTTGCTCGGCGCAGGCACGCTCGCGGCGGGCTCGTTCAAGGTTTACGACTACGCGACCAACAGCTACACCAACCTGTCGATCACCGGCCTTGCGGCGAGCCTTGGCACGGACGGCAAACTCGTCGCGACGCCGTCGATCGTCGACGGCGCGTTCAAGCAGTTCGCGACCGGAACGGCAACGAGCGCGACCGCTACGACGCTGACGCAGACCGGCAAGACCTGGACGGCGTCGCAATGGATCAACAGCCAGGTCCGCATCACCGGCGGGACCGGTGCGGGGCAGATCCGAACGATCACCGCAAACACCGCCGACACGCTTACGGTGGCGACCTGGACGACGACGCCCGACGCGACCTCGACCTACGCGATCGAGGGCAACGACAATTTCCTGTACTACATGGGCAACAACGCGGTCACGCTCTACCGCTACGACATCGGAGCCAACACCTGGTCGACGCTGACTCCGGGCGTTGCGCGCGGCGCCGGACCTGGCGCTGGCATGTCGGGCCACTGGGTCCACTCGGTGTCCGAGGCGGACTGGACGAACGAAAGCGCGATCCTCAACGGGCGCTACATCTACTCGTTCCGTGGCGCGGCTGGTGCGCTGCTCGACCGCTACGACATCGCGGCCAACACCTGGGCGGCGATCACCTACTCGCCCAACACCGAGGTTTTCG